TAAAGTTGTTTTCAGTTACATTATCTATTGTAATTTTTTTAGAAGTTCCAGAATCATTAACAAGAAGTTCCTCTGCTCCATCTGGTGAGGTTAAAGCTGTTAAGGCTGATACTTTAGTTGTTGCCATATTTACTCCGTAATAATGTAGTTAGGTATAGCTGGGTTAGAAGATTCAGTTGTAATAAAATACCCACCTTGTTCTAGTTCTATTTCTAAGGCAGAAGTTTCATTAGGGTCAAAATCTCTTTCCCATTGCCTTCTATTAAGGTACATCCCAATAGATTTTTGTTTTTTCCAATGAACTTTTTTCATTATCTGAACAACTGTCTGCGTTTACCAATAGCTTGCCTTGAAGCTAAATCTTTTAACTCTTCTTTAAGTTGCTGAGCCATTGGCGAGAAACTTCTAATAACTCTAGCATCTTTTCCTTTATTGAGTTTGCTAGATGGCGTACCCTCATACGAGCCACTTTTACCTCCAGAACGAGAGTCGCTTGGAGTTTTTGTATTTGTGTGTTTAAATTCATATACGCCTGCTTCTTTTTTACCTTGTTCTTTATTTGATTTAAGTGAGCTACTACCATATGTAGGTGCTTTACCTTCTGACTTAACCTCTTCTGACTCTTCTCCAGAATCCATTAACTCATCTAACATTGCTAATAAGTTATCTAATTCACTTTCTTGTTCAGGTTCATCAGCAAACTTTAGAGCATTATGTTCTTTGTAATGTTCTAAATCCATATCTGCATCTGGATATTTATCATAGCATTCATCAAGAAACCTTGACCAGATTTCTCTTAATCTAACTTTAAAGCGTTCTAACTCTAAGTTTTCAACAGAGTCATGGTCGCAAGTATCTTCAAATATGTCCATTAAACTTATCCTTACTCTTTCGTTTTTTCTCTCTCATGCTAAATCTAGTCATTTCGTATCCATAACTAGGTCTAACATCATTAATTGAATAAATCCTTTTAGCTGGCTTACCGCAGTTAGGACACTCAATACCCATTTGCATTTCATCGTAAGTTGTTAGCTCTTCACTTACATGATTTTCTTTACATTTAAAATCATAGAACGGCATTTAACATTTCCTTATGTGCCAATCTGTGACAGTTAGAGCAAAGTAAAATACACTTGTCTAATTCTTCTTTTATTATTTCCCACTTTTTATCTTTCATTTCACCCCATTGATATTTTTTTGAAGCAGGAACAATGTGATGAAAATCATAAAGCTCTCTATCATATGTTTCTTCACATCTCCAACATTTACCACCTAAGTAAGTAATAGCTTTTTCTTTATTAGCTAATCTTCTTTTAGCCTTATTAATGTTAAATTGTTGCATAATTAGTTTGTAATAACCCCCTCGTAAGAAGGGGTTACGCCTAACTAACTACTATGAACCCGGTACAACAAAAGCTACACCTGCGTCATTGCGTAATTCTGCAACTCCATAGATGGTATCACTCGTGAACAAGTCACCAAGATACTCCTGTTTATATTGTGTCTGGCTCCTGACGCCCACTTGTTCCGCTAGAACTAGAGCATCTTTGTGCATTAATACACCTACTCTATCAGCACCAGAGTTACCTGAAGCTGTAGGGCAGTTAGATGAGATAAAGATATCTACACCATAGATTTGTCCAATCTTGCCAGTCTTAATAGCATCACCAGAACCAATGAACTGCTGCTCTGTGAATCTGTTGATTCCTAGCATGTCATTAGCACAGATTGGTGGAACTACCATTACACGATTGTCCATTGGTACATCTGCATCATCAAGAGTTAAAAGCATTCTACGAATACCTGCATCTGTAATGTCAGAAGCGTTAGATGAGTTACCAGTATATAAAGTAGAACCGTGTCCACCAATTACTGCTTTCTCATAAGACGCTGCATCTGCACCACCTACTGTACCACCTTGTAAACCCTCTGTAAGAGCAAAAAGGTCGGTGTCAACTTGCTTCGCCAAAGCGTAGCCAGCATCGTCCGTGTAGAACTTTCTCATTGAAGCTAGTGCTTGAACTTCTGCAATATCTTCAATTAACTTTGAATACTCGTAATGCTTATCAATGCTAACTGTTACTTTCGTATTAGTAGCTGCTGATAATGTTACTTGAGTGTTTGCTGCTTTAGCACTTGCACTTCCTCTTGCCGGCACGGGAATATATATAGTGTCTCCCTTCTTGCCTTTATGAGAAAGTTTAGTGACTAGGTTAGCAACCACTAGATTTGACTTGTACGCACCTATAACTTCATCTGACCATAGTTCAGGAATGAAGTTATTGGCGACACTAGTCGTGACTTGGTTTGAACCTAACGCCATTTTCTTCTCCTATTATAAGTAAATTATTTAACCCTACCTTCCGCATACGCTAGTTGAATTTCATCAGCTAGTGCAGCATGTCTGTTAGGGTCAGTTACCTGTAGATTGATTAAATCAGCTCTACGGTAAATCTTTTTTCCACCGACAGCATCTCCTGAAGAGCGTGTTTCTGAGCTAGTCTTTTGTAATGCTTTTTCTCTTTTAACTTTTTCTTTCTTTTTAACATCAGCAGTTTTACTTGCCATGTTAATTTGCTTCCATGTTGTAAACAACTCGTTAGCAGCCTCAAAGTCATAAGAATCAGCAGTACGGAATAACTCTTGTCGTATCTTGCTTGCTCCAACCCAGTTACGAAAGTCTTGGTTTTCCACTATCTCCATAAAATCAGGGTGCGTAGATTCTAATTGTGCTTGATTCAACGCTTGATTTTGAATGGCTCTAGTTTCTTTAGCCTTAACTACATCGGGATGTTTTTCTATAGCTGAGTTAACTGCGTTTGCAGGGTCAGCATAGAACTGGTCCTCGAAGGGTACTGGTTCTTCTGTAGGTGTAGCAGTTTCTGTAACTTGTTGTTGAGCTGACATTAAACTATCAATTAATTTCCGTTGATGTCCAACTTCCATACCTTGTTTGCCTAATATTCTTTCAGCATTTTGGTGCATCTCAATAACTTCTTCAAGTGATTTTCCAGCATACTTCTCAGGAACTGTAGATTCTGGTTCTGTTGCCTCAACTTGTGTTTCTTCTTGGATATCGTAATCCTGTTGAGTTTCTGCTGCTTCTACTTCTTGATTTTCTGTTACCTGTACATCTGTTAAAGGTGTTTCATCTACTACTATACTCATTTTGGTCTCCGCCCATTTGGGTTATGAAGTTATATTAAGGTAGAGTCCTTATGAAGAGGATTGTTCTACCGCTAGTTTTGTTGCTTGTTCTAGACTTTGCAATTGTCTTAGGACTTGCAACTGACCCTTAGCATGCCAAAGGTCTTTTTCACTTTCAAGAGTGCGTATATCAACTACATTCTCTTCAGTAATTTTCATATCAGCTATTAAGTCTTTCCACCCTTCGGTCTCAAACATAGCTAATCTATCATTTAAAAATTGTTCGTCAGTCTTCATTGTACGCTTGTACTAATTGCTGCTTTAGAACCTGCTTCTCTAGCCTTAGCTAGATTTAATATAGTTTCTGATTTAAGATGTTCCATTTCAGGTATATTTCTAGCAGTTTCTGAATCTTGATTAGCAATATCTGACTTCATTTTATCTAAATCTAGTGCGTTCTTTTGCAACTTAATAATTTGTTCTTCTACTTGTATCTCATTAGGCACAACTACTGCTGCTTGTGCTTGATGTAATATAGCTTTGCCTTTTTCTTCTTCAGCTTCAGCTAGTGTCTTTTGAATATTAGCTTGTAATTGTTGTATTTGTAACTCGTTACCTATATTCTCTAACTCTTGCTGTCCGCCATCAGGCTGACTACCTTGTTGTAGTGCCTGTACAATCTGGTCTCTATTATGAATACTAGAGTTTTGCATCATAGCTAATAAGATTACATCAAAAGCAGGAGAATCTTTAGGTATAGACTGTAACATTTGTACCATCTGAGTCATCTCTAATTCTTTAGCCATTATACCCATAGTTGAATAAGGTATAAACTTGTAATCGTTAACTGGGTATCTATCTACATCAAATTGTATCTTTCTCCACATTGATTTTTGGATTAAAGGTACAAGGAATGTGTTTTGGAAATTCATTAAAGTGCGCTTTTGTCTTTTAATAGCAGCACTTTGTTGCATAGACATACCACTAGCTGTAGCTCTATCACCTGCTACACCATCAGATGTGCCTGTACCCATTTGAATCATAGCCTGTAAACTAGATACTTGGTCAAATGTACTTGGGTCTGTTGTTCCCATGTCTAATGGCATAATAGCATCTCTAGGATTACCATTAGTCAGTACTGTCTTACCCGGTCTGACTTCAAACTTAACACCTCTAGGTAGGCGTGTGGCATCCGCAGCCATCATAGGTGTAGTTGTTAGTGCTAGTGAATCAATCCTAGCTCTCATCTCAGCGTCTAATGCTTTTTGTGCGTTATATGCTTTCTCTGAAACACCTCTACCCCAGAATTTGTTTGGTACTAAGTCATGTTGGTAGGATATAAAAGGTCTATCCTCCATGATAAATAAGTTTTGCTCTACTCTAAGTATATGCTCATCGTTACATATAGTAACAACTGCTTCTACTAGCTCGTCTTTCTTTGAATACTCAAAGTCATCTTTATCTTTACTAGGCTTAAGGAACCTCTTAGGTACTTTACCCCAGTATTCTGTAATCTTTACTGAGTCAGACTCATCAGCTTGCTTCATCTCAGGGTCATAACCAAATGATACTGTATCGTAACTACCATCAAGAGGTACATCTCTGTATATGCCTGATAGAATACCTTCAACTACATGATAACGAGGTTTGATTACCTCATGTGCTACACCTAATGCTTCATTAATAGTGTTAGCTGATGGGTCCATGAGAAACTCTTTAGGAGATATAGGTTCTACCCTAACATCTATTGAGGGATACTCTACTAACTGACGAGTAGTAGTGGTCGTACCTTCTACAGGTACTTCAGCAGGTGTTCTTTCAATAGACTGTTCTACAATTATCTTTCCAATACCAGTACCATATATAGCACTATTGAGAAATACCTCACATATAGCATCTTTACAGCCAGTCTTTTCTAAATCTTCTTGTAATAAATTCCTTACATACTCCGCATCCTGTGGATTTTCATCAAGCATGTCATCTTGTATGTCGAACCACTTTCCTCTGCCAAAAGTTGCTTCTTCTAACTCCGCAACAGCAGACTCAATAGCTTGCTGCATCGCAGGAGCTATGATTCTAGACTTTTCAGAGGTGCGTGTTCTGTCTTCTTGTAGCCAGATACCACGCCATAGGCGGTAATACTCATCCCACTTCTGTACATAATTAGTATCTCTATGGGTACGCCAGCTTTCTAGCCTATGATTAAGCCATCCAGCTAAAGCTTGGTACTTTGTTTCTTTATTTTCAAACATTTATAGAAATATCTCCATTAACGCAGGTAATTCTGTGGAGTATAGCACATTTTAGGTAGTCATGTAGAGGTTTCTGTTAAATTATCTAATATCCTGCTATTTCATCGTAAGGTTCCCAGTCATCATCCATATCTATAGAGTATGCAAAGTCGGCTATAGACACTTGGTCAATATACGCGAGACTATCCAGCAAATCGTCATGACTTAGGTGATTAGGGAAGTCTAACATCTGTGACATAAAGACTTTCCAGTCTCTATCCTCGTTAAAACTTATCTGTCCATGTTCTAGTCTACCTTGTAAGGACCATGTAATGCGCTCAGTCTTCTTTTTACCACCATGTCGCAGCTCATCTATATGTACAAACCTATTCTCTGTACGCATTTCATCTTCTAGGTAAGGCATAATAGCATTTTTTAAAGAACCTGTTTCTATGCCTACAGTTGTAGCTTCATTTACATCCGCAGCTTTAAGTATTTTCTTAGCAGTTTCTTTAATACCCCATCTTCCATGTAGAATATCTTTAACCCACCACTTATCTCTATCTACTTTTACAATAGCTATAGATGTTTCGTCTAATTTAGAGCCTTTTAACCCTCTTTCTTTTTCTACAGCTTCAAATCCAGCAGGGTCT